CAGCAGATTTTTCTGTATCTGTTGTTGGTGATTCTGACTTGACTTGTGGTTCTACTGATGCAGCAGATTTTTCTGTATCTGTTGTTGGTGATTCTGACTTGACTTGTGGTTCTACTGATGCAGCAGATTTTTCTGTATCTGTTGTTGGTGATTCTGACTTGACTTCTGATTCTGTTGATGCAGTAGATTTATCTGTATCTGTTGTTGGTGATTCTTCTTTGATGGAATCTGATTCTGTTGTTGCACTTTTTACAACAGGCAATGGTTCCCATCCATCTGGTTTATTTTCAGTAATCTCATTCGTTTTCTCGTTTACCCAATATACATCACCATCCAGTTTAGTTTTTTGGATCCATGGAGTTGATTCTGATTTTATTGGCGATTCTCCTTCAACCGGTGGAACAAAAATACCTGTTTCGTTATCTTCAAATAATGCACCGGTTTTATTGTCTGTTTTCATCCGCTCTTCTTCCGCCTGTTCAATTGATTTATCAATTAGTGACGAAAATTTGGCAATAAATGGTTCAGATATTTTTTTTTCTTTCGTTAATTTTTGTTGAAGAATATTTACAAAATCTTCACTAAACTCGTCACTATCTATATTGTCTTTTAACTTTTGAATAATTGCATTTGTAATCTTATCTGTAATCTCAGGTATTTTATCGGCTAATAATTCACACGCTCGGTCAGATATTTGTTGAGATAACGATTCGCCATTAGATGCAATAGCTGCGGTTATCGCATCCGTTGCTTTATTTTTAACAAATTTAAGTGTTGCCATTAATAGATTTATAATTATAAAATAGACGGATAAAAAAATTGAATGCGTTTAATTTAAATTATTATAATCAACGTTGATACTAATAATTTATGAATAAAATTGCAATCCAAAAAACTACAAATACAACCCGTAAGACACTGAAAAAGAAATCAGATGTTTCTAATAAAGCAAAATGTAAGTTATGGAATGCATTTGATGTAGACATAAAAGAGCTTACATGCGAAGATACTACTAAAAGTTCTAACGTTGAATGTGTATACAATACAAAGGACGAAGACGTATGTAATCTATGCAAATCCTCATTAATAATAACAGAAGATGGGTTTCGTACATGTATTAAACCAGATTGTGGTGTTATATATACAGACACATTAGACTTCTCACCTGAATGGCGGTTTTATGGTGGCGAAGATAAAAATGCAAAAGATCCTACACGTTGTGGTAATCCAATAAATCCATTATTAGTGCAATCGTCATTTGGATGTAAAGTAATGTGTAGTAATAAATCATCATATGAAATGAAAAAAATAAGAAAATGGACAGAATGGCAATCTATGCCACATAAAGAAAAATCATTATATGAAGAATTTCAGTTTATTACGATTATGGCACAGAATGCAGGTATTCCAAAAATATTTATAGATGATGCCATTGCTATACATAAAGATATATCTGAGCAAAAAATGTTCAGAGGGCTAAATCGTGATGGGATTAAGTCTGCATCTATTTATATTTCATGTAGACTCAATGGGTGTCCAAGAAATGCACATGAAATTGCTGAAATATTCAAATTAGATAAAACTAGTGCTACTAATGGTTGCTCAATTGCGGTGAATATTCTTCATAATATTGAACGCAATATTGATCCTGCACATCAAGCCGATTTATGCATAACATTACCAAGTTCATTTATTGAACGTTATTGTAGTAAATTGGGTATCAATGCAGAATTAACTATGCTATCAAAATTTATTGCATTCAAAATTGAACAAAATAATACGATTACGGATAATATTCCTCATGCAATTTCAGCAGGAATAATATACTTTATTTCACAAAATTGCAATTTGAATATTACTAAAACCGATATTAAAACAATATCAGGGGTTAGTGAAGTTACAATTAATAAATGTTTCAAGAAATTAGACACTTTAAAAGATGCATTGCTACCATTGGCAGTTTTAGATAAATACAAATAAACCAATAAGATATTATTATATTTTTTTTATTACACTATAATATAGGATGGAAGCATATATAGCTAATTTATTGCGATCTAAAGAAGTGAATGCAATAAAAGAACCTGAACCAGTAGTAAAACATGAAGAAACCAAACCAATTATAAAAACGGGAAATATGTCTATGGAAGATTACATTTATAACATGGCGGTTAATGAGAAAGTTACTAACTCTGATGATGAAGATGAACCTGAACTAGTAGTAGAACCCGAACAATCCAAACCAATTATAGAAACGGGAAATATGTCTATGGAAGATTACATTTATAACATGGCGGCTAATGAGAAAGTTACTAACTCTGATGACGAAGATGAACCAGAACCAGAACCAGAACCAGAACAAGTAGTAGAACCTGAACCAAATAATCCAAATATACCAAAATTAATATTTATAATTCCATATCGTAACAGAGAACAACATTTACATTTCTTTAAAGAACATATGAAAAAAGTATTATCTAATATGAAAACACATGAATATAGTATGTATTTTATCCATCAACAAGATGAACGTGAGTTTAATCGTGGAGCAATGAAAAATATAGGATATCTTGTAATCAAGAAAATGTATCCTAATAATTATAAAAATATAACGATCGTATTTAATGATATTGACACAATGCCATATACTAAAAACTTTCTAGATTATAATACTGTTCACGGTAAAGTGAAACATTTTTATGGTTATAAATTTGCATTGGGTGGAATTGTTTCTATAAAAGCCGGTGATTTTGAAAAAACCAAGGGGTTTCCTAACTTTTGGGCGTGGGGATATGAAGATAATACATTAAAACAGCGAGTTGATGCAACAAAACTCGTTGTAGATTATAGTCAATTTTATCCAATTATGGATGGCAATATATTACAATTAAAGGACGGATTGAACCGTATTGTAAGTCGTGGTGAATTTGATAAATATAGAACAGGAACATCTGATACATTCCATGATATCTCCAATTTAGTCTATAATATAGATGAGACAACAGGATTCATTAACGTTACTAATTTTACAACTACAACAGATGTAAGTGATGTTCAAACTACGAATTTTTCATTAGAAAGTGGTAATGCTCCATTTAGGTCAGGACGTAGAAGACCCAAATTTGGAATGATGTTTTAGGTGTTGTATTCATAATATTATACTATTATTGGAATAAATTTGATAGCTAGACCCACTTCGTTTACAGTTTCCCATATACCAGATATTTTGACAATCATGTTTATATTTTGATTACTATTTATATTTGGCATAGAATGACATTTTATATTACCAGAATATAATCGTCTGGATAAAACGGTTGATATATTTATCTTCAAATTGTTTATTTTCCTGTAAAAATCTAATATTTGATACTCTATATTTGTTAATTCATTTATTATATTTGAATTTCCATACATTGATGGATTATATTTTAAAAATACCTCTTTATCATGATTAATAATACTAATAGAATTGAAATTTAGATTAAAGTAAATTCCTCCAATGGACACATTATCAGTTGAATAAATTATTTTAGTAAACATACCGTCAATAATTACATTTCGTTTTTTATCTGCACAGTATAAGTCAGATAATTCAAAGTCATTTGGATTCAATACGATATTCATTTGTTAATTATGTAAATGAATATCTGTTTATCTTGTTTTGTGTAAAAAGTAATTAGAATGACTTATTCATTTGTGCAACATCTAATTCATTCTGTAATTTATCTATTTCTATCTGTTTTGTTTCAATCTGACTATGTAATGCATCCTTTGATTTTTGTGCAGTTTCAACACTTTTATTTGCTTTATCTAAATCTATTTTCAATATATCAACTTCATTCTGCATTGTTTTCAAATCAGTTTTAGCAACCTTTTCCTTTTTTGTAGGTTTTGCAGTTTCCATACCTTCACTATAATTACTATTACCGTGTTTGATAATGAATAATGAAATGAGAGATATTAATGCAATTAAAATTACATTACGATATTTCAAGAATGAACTCATATTATAATATATATTATAAATATATATTATGTCTCCAAATTCTAACATAGGTCTACGTGAAATGATATCTTGGAAAGGGCAAACGTTTAATCAAATATCAAGTTCTATTCGTAAAAATGGTGAAATTGACGAAAATTTAAATGTAACAACTAATATTTTTAGAAAACGAGGCGGTCTACCGTTAAAAATACATCGTCGTGAAATCAATGTTCCAAGTGAGTCAAGTTGTAATGAACGTACATCTACCCGCATGGATTTAATAAATGGACCAGGTGGAACTATTACAAATTCTATTATAACAAATAATGTAGGTGGTTTAGCTAATACGTTAGATATTAATTTAACTGAAAATACTTGTGAACGTCCAGGTACTAAATATAATTCTGATTGCAGTTTAATTAATTCAAATGTAGGTAATACTCAAACAAATGTTTTACGTAGATTACGTAGCGGTGGAATGATAAAAAAACAATTTGATTTATCAAACGACAAACAAACATATTATACAAATAATCATCAATATATCCATAGTAGAAATCGTAGTTTTAATCAAAACCAATATTATTATATACGCAGTGGTGATGCTACATCAAAACCAGGTGACAGTTTATCTAGAAATAATTTATATAGCACAAATACATTGACTGATTGTAAAAAGTTCTATAATCCATCTGAAATTAACTTTCAATATGTATGGGTAAATAAACAAACCATAGTTGATGGCGTTAATACAACTATACCAGATACGGTTACGGTAACAGTTCCATCGGGTTATTATGATATAACAGATATAAATACTGTTTTGTACAATACTATGACTGCAAATTTACATTATTATCGTCGCATTGATAATAATTCAAAGGTATTTTTATTAAAGTTTAATTTGAATGAATCTATAAATAAGATTGAATTAGTTGCATCACCTATTAGTGCCGAAATAGTCGCTGCAAATAATTATGGAAAGGCAATTGAACTAACCGAACTAGGCCAATTTGAAACTGATAATTGGATTACTCCAACTATTAAAACAACTCCACAAATTATAATTAATGACTCTGGATTTAATAATATTATTGGGTTTACAAGTGGAACATATCCAAGTACAAATGAACATAATATTGACCAAAATTTTACAGGTGTCAATGAACCATTAATCAAACAACGATTTAACAACGTTTATTATAAGCCGAATAATCCACAATTTGCTCAACAAGGCGCTGTATCATCCAGTTCTAGAATCGCCAGAAAAAAATATGACGCAATTACGAATGTTGCCAATTCATATACAACTGCATACGGGTTACATGTTGCAAATGCTCTTGCATATGGTGTTCCAGCGAATGGATATACAATCAAAGACAAACTTGGTTATCCTAATCCTAATACCCCAGTGGTTACCAAGACAGGCGAAATGCGTTTTTGTCGTTAAATCTGGTTATACATAGTAAATATATCGTGTTCAAAGTTATATTTACTCAGGCATTTTCATAATTTGACAATTGATGATAAGATACTTTGTTTCTGGTGCACCAATATTGGCATTTTTGAATATTATTTCGTATTAATGTCTCTATCTTATCTGGTTTCTGTTTATTGTCAATTAATGTAATTGTATAATATATATTTTCAATCTGTTGTTGACCAAAAACCGCATTATATTCACTCATTTTTGTCAAAAAAAGCATAGGTACATTACTATTTAAAAACCGGGAGATGAATACATTTGGTGGTACAGACATCATTTTGTCAAATCCTTCATACAATGTGGAATAAAACTGTTTTGTTGAACTATATAAGAATCCTTTACATACAATATATTTCTCTGAATTTGCATAACGACTTGTATATGGTTTAATTATATATACATTTTCATAAAATGATGATAATATATGCAGTATATCTATTGTATGTGACATAAAGCAATCAAATATTTTTAATATAAATGAGCCTCCCTTTGATTGCATAACAAGTGCATAACACATTTGGGCAAATAATAATTTTGCTATGTTAATCTCTTGTTTATTAAAATCAACCGAAAAGTCAAATCCTCCATCTGCTGTAATTAAGTTCATAGAAGAACCGTATTTTTTTTTACAATAATCAAAGTTTTGTAATGATAATATATTTCCTGTTTTATCTTCACCCGTCTCTATGAATACATTCTTATTATTTTTTAGAAAATTGTCTGTTTTTTTCCAACTAGGTATATTTGGATCATTCAGTTTATCTATAATTGTCATGCCTGTATATACATCATGTTTACAATTGCGCATTTTTGCAATAGCTTCAATAAACCCACCTGGTCCTTCTGCTAAGTGGAATGAACGTATTGGTTTAGAATCAAAATGTAAATGGAATGTATTTACCATCTCAATCATTTTAAAATAGGAACGGGATAATGGCGTATATTTGGATACACATTTCTTTTTAAATGGTACAGTTGTGTGTATATATTCATATGGATTTGTATATCGTTTAAATATATCCCAATCATGTTCAATTCGTTCCAACTTGATTTTTATATCTGATAAATAATAAGATAGTGATTGAGAAACTACTGGTTCGGGTATATGTTCATTGTATTCACATGTAATATTCTTGTATAATAAAAAATTACTTCTAGGTAACAAATAATATGTCATCGCAATAATAGATATCTATTATCGTTGTTTCATTTCTATATCATTTTGTAACCCGCAAGTAATTATATGTTTTTTATGATTGGTATTTTTATTATTTAACGTTGAGATACTGCAAGATGACTCGGGATTGGCTTATATTTGCTATATAAGTCAATTATATCAATATGGTTGATATGTGGTAAATCAATATTATTATGGATATTGAATATCTTGGTTTTGATAATACGAATATTATAGATAGCATTGAAGTAATTCATGATTATATTGGATTTATTGTTATTACAATAATTTAGTTACATTGTGTTGGTTGATGAAAAGTTTTTCAATTTTTCATGATTACATTGTTATGACATAGAATGTTACAAATGTGGAAATCTACTTTTTATCTGATGAATTCTGTATTATAATTTTTGATTTCTTCATTTTACGGGCAACCGGTTTTGGTGGTAGAGTTTCTTCTTTTGTATCAGAGTTATCTTCGTCATCCTTGCCCAATATTTCATTTACAGTTTGCTCGGTTTCCAAATTATTTTTTAATATCATATCTGACATCTTCTTTGCATCTACACTACGAATCTTTTTAAAGACAAAGTATCTGTTCATAAATGAAATTCGTTTTTCCTCAGCGGACATATACATGGCAGTTCCATAATCATGTTTCCGTTTTGTATTCTGTTTCAGTTCTTGCTCCATATTGGAATATAGTTCTGAAAATAGTCCAGTTCCATCAGGCAAATCCATTGTTATGGCTTCTTCCTTTGTTATCAATATAAACCCATAATCTTCCATAATCCTTGTGAAATACTCAAAATTAACAAGGTATTCGCGGAATGTTTGATTGATACTTTCTTGATATACATTAATATCGTATCCCAAGCTCATCTCTTCTGCTGGAAACCCAGTTTTATCATACATTTTTGTAACTTCGTATATTTTACGTCCATTTTTCATAATAGTCATACCTTCTCCTTTAATCTTATCTTTTAATAAGTTAAATACGGTTTCCCCATCATAACATGTACCTATAAAATGACCACCTATTTTTGTGCATTCGGTAAGATTTCGTATAAAATGATGGAAAGTGGTTTTATCTTCAAAGAAATAATGCATGGCGAATTGACAAGAACTTACATTGAAACCAGCTTCTGCAATACCATATTGATTATATACACCTTTTCCTAATAAACCAATATCCTTGGGTCCATTTCCAAACACTGCTTTAACGATTTCTTTATCTTTATCTGTTTTTAGTCCTTCACCATTGCGAATATTATTACTACTATCACCTCTTACAAATAACGCTTTAAATATATTTTTATTTTTTTTACATGATTTTAAATACCGAGCACATGCACCATCTAACTGATTATGAATGTTATCTTTTGAAATATCGATACCCAATACAAACTTTAAATTGGACATTCTCCATTTTGACATGTCACCTGCCTTTCCAACTGCATAATCAATTAATGTATCACCACGATTGGATACACCAACAATTAAATGTTTCTTTACAAATAAATTATGAAAATCACGTAATCCTTGAGTACTGGTTTCATCATCTGAACGATTATAGTATACTTCGTCATTGCGTTCGTTCATTGGAATATTCTCACCGGTTGATAATACTACATCTGTAATCGGATAATGAATTGACCGCCAATTACTATTTGCAACATGGTAAGCATTACCATATTCGGGTTTTCCAGCACGTAATTTTGCAATTTTATCATAACGCACCCTAATCGGTACCCATTTCCATCCCTGTTTGTTTTCTTTTTTATATTTAAATTCAACAATCATATTGTCTTCAAAGTATTCTCCTTCCTCCGTGAACATATGTTGATTATTACCACTTCCACTTAACATCATATTACATATATGAGCAGTTGGATCATATGGGTTTGTAGGTTGAAATGGTACAGCTTGGTATGTATCTGCGTTATCAATATCATCCGGATTTGGAAGATTATCATTTAAAATATCTTGGCAAGGATTAATAAAACCATGTTTCTTTTGATCAAATCCACAATTCAATATTATTGTTTTGTATTGATTTATTTCACTTCCATCCACCATATTACGACCATCTTGGAATATATTATGAATTTCTTCACGACCATTATTATCACGTTTTACATATACCAAGAAATCAATTGTATTAAATTCTGGTGGTTTCCACTTGAACGAATGTTCCCAAGTTATTTTTTTCAATGGTCCCACACCACTTTCAATATTTCCACCAACAGGATAATCAGCAGGAGTAAATATTAATCCATCGGTATTATATTCAAATAATCCATCTTGGATATCCGACAACTTTTTGGAACATGCTGCAAATATGGTTCCATATTCAATATCTGAACAAAATGTTTTAGATTTAATCACTATATTTGACGATGTTTCTTGATTATTTTCATCAGACATTTCTAACACAGATTTTGGGTTTAATAAATCGATTAATTCTTTCATTATATCCAGTCTATATCTTGATTCAGTAACCTCGCCTTCCTCCTGATCTATATCTTCGGTTGTTTTTATAAATGGAAATTCACGTACGGATTTCGTATTAACATAATATACATCAAATGCAGTGTAAATATTTACCGAGTTTCCAGTTTTATCACTTACAATGTGTTCACCATCAAGTAAACTATTATATATTGTCTTTTCACTTGTTTTTGAACCAGTAAATATAACGTTCATGTTTGTATCAATCATATATATTTTACCGTCACTTGAAACATATAATAACATACGATCACCATCAGCCTTTTCTGTAACAGTATAATGTTTTCGTATATTTGTTATACTAGATCCTTCTATGGGCTCAACTATATTTTCTACTTGTAATGTCGTTGATCCAGGACCTACAAAATCTTTATAATTAACACGCCGATTTATATATTTATCGGCATATAGTAACTTCAAATATTTTTGTAATATATCTTCGCGTTCAAGGTAAGAGATTGGATATTTTGTACCTTGTAGACCACTAAGTACTATACGAATACATTTACGTAATGATATCATTAAACTTTCTACTTTATTAAATTCCGTTCCTTTTCCTACACGTGAATTATCTATTTCTAATTCTATTTCATAATTTTCTGGATTATTAAATACATTCGCTTCTTGGATTGTATATGCAGGGATATGTATACCCTTAGTAGTTTTTGATGATTTTACGATACTGATATCTACAAAGATTGGATAGTCAGGGTGTCTAAAACGAACACGATTCAAACTACGAAAACGTTTCTTTGAATCGGTCCATTTAGATATTATATTACGTGCTGTATAAGATTGAACATTAAAATCTTGTTCAGTTTGATATGATACACGAAAATTATAATCATCCATATCTACTTTGTCAATCCATTCTCCATTTTCACGCTTAGCTGTAATTTTTTGTGTAAATTTTATTTTATTTAATAATGTGGATGGCATATCAATAACTTTTTGTAAACTATTTGTGCGACAATATTCCTGAATCAGGTCTGATCCTACAATTTCGGCACGAGTATTGGACATCTTAATTTTACCTGTACGATTATCAGTATATTCGGTTTGAATACGTAATAATTGAATACCTTCAATATATTCAGATACAAATCCACATGATTTTATTTGTTTTACAACATTATCATAGTCTATTTTTGTAATAGGACGGGATAGTCGTGAATTTGTTCCAAAACGTATCTCTAATTCATGTGTTTTTCGGTCAAGTGAAACCGCAGGATTATTTTCTAAATAAGAACGTATTATATTATTAAATTCTTCCTTTTTATCAGCAATTTCCTTTACAGTTCTTGATGTTTTATTATTATGTTGCGGCGGTACTGTATTCATATTTAATTCTGATTCTTGACTCATAGTATATTATATAGTAAATTCATATATTATTTTATATGAATTCAATTTTGTAGTTAGCATGATAT